ATGTATGGGTTATTTATACCTATTAAATCTATGTGACCAGCACAAGGTATTAGAGAAGAAAGAGCTAGAAACTCTTACTGATATTATTAAAAAACATACGACGATTCATTAAATGTTAGATATAAGTAGAACAGACGTTATTAGTTCTGAATTAATGGAATTTGAAGCATCCGAAAGGTTCATCAAACTCCCCATTTCAGAATATATGAACCTATTGGGTATTGATCCTAATAGTTCGCAGAAGGCATTAATCAATGCCATAAACAACCCAAAATATAGATTCGTGTGTGCCGCCCTATCAAGGCGTCAAGGAAAAACGTATATAGCAAATGTCATAGGACAACTTGTATCACTCGTGCCAGGCTCCAACATATTAATTATGTCACCGAACTACTCTCTTTCACAAATTTCTTTTGACTTACAAAGACAACTTATTAAACACTTTGACTTAGAAGTAACAAAAGATAATGCGAAAGATAAAGTTATAGAACTATCTAATGGTTCTACTATACGTATGGGTTCTGTAAATCAGGTGGACTCTACAGTTGGTAGAAGTTACGACTTAATTATCTTTGACGAAGCCGCTTTGGCGGATGGCAAAGATGCATTCAATGTGGCACTCAGACCAACATTGGATAAGGAGAACAGTAAGGCAGTATTTATTTCAACCCCAAGGGGAAGAAATAACTGGTTTGCGGACTTCTACCACAGAGGGTTTAGCGAAGAGTTTCAAGACTGGTGTTCTATCCGAGCTACTTACCATGAGAATCCTAGAATTAGCGAACAAGACATAGTAGAGGCTAAGAAAGCCATGTCAGCCGCAGAATTTTCACAGGAGTACTTAGCTGATTTTAATACTTATGAAGGACAGGTTTGGAACTTTAACTTTGAAACTCAAGTAGGTGATTATGAACAACTTGATACTAGTAAGATGGACGTCTTCGCAGGCCTGGATGTAGGATACAAAGATCCAACAGCACTATGTGTGATAGCGTATGATTGGGACTACAATAAATTCTACCTCATAGATGAGTACATGGACGCTGAAAGAACCACTGAACAGCATGCTATAGAAATCAATAAAATGATAAATAAGTATAATATAGACTATATATACATTGACTCCGCTGCACAGCAGACACGTTTTGACTTCGCTCAAAACTACGACATATCTACTATTAACGCTAAAAAGTCTGTACTAGATGGTATAGGACAAGTAGCTGGTATAATAGATAATGACACGTTACACATCGATCAAAGATGCTCTAATGCATTAACATGTGTAGACCAATACCAATGGGATCCCAACCCTAATTTGATGAGAGAAAAGCCAAAACACAACATGGCAAGTCACATGGCAGACGCTCTGAGATATGCGCTGTACACCTTTCAAACCTCCGCCAATACATTTTAAAAAGTATGACCTACCAAAAAATTGTTCTTGACAAAAAGGTGAAATTTTGGTATAATTTTCAGTAATAGGAATTTATGAATTTAAAAAGAGATTTAGTCAAGTATGTACGGGACAAAGCCAAATCAGGCTATGATAAAGATACCCAATGCTACATTTGTGGAGATACAGAAAACTTAGAGTTTCACCACTTCTACGGAATGACTGAACTATTACATACTTGGTTGAAGAGTAACAAAATTACGATTACCTCAGCCGATGAAATAATGAATCTTAGGGAGCAGTTCATAGAAGAACACGTCACCGAAGTATACGACGAAGCAGCAACACTATGTAAAACCCATCACATAAGATTGCACAGTATTTACGGTAAGAGACCAAAACTAGTTTCAGCACCAAAACAAAAACGATGGGTCGAGATACAGAGAGACAAATATGGCATGGTATGATAGAATCTTAGGCAGAGAGGAGAAACTAAACGGTTCTCAACCTTATATTGCCTATCAGGAAGGACTAGCTATTGACAGTCGCGAGAAGAAAGATAATTATCGTTCAGCCTATGAAGAACTAGAAGTAGTTAATCGTGCTGTAAATATGATTGTTGATGACGCAGCTGATATCCCTTTTGAAGTTGGAGAAAGAATACAAGGTATAACTCCAATACAGCCAAATGTTCGTAGAACTCGAGTAGACATACTACTGAACAGAGAGCCAAACCCGTTTCAGGACGTTAATACTTTTAAGAGAAATCTTATGATTGACCTACTGATTGATGGCAACATCTTTATTTATTATGATGGTGCCCACCTTTATCATTTACCTGCTAACAATGTTACCATAGAAGCTGATACTAAGACCTATGTGAGCAAGTATGTATTTGATGGTAGAATAGACTACTCTCCTAAAGAAATTATACATATTAAAGAAAACTCATTTCATTCAATCTATAGGGGAGTACCTAGACTTAAACCAGCGTACAGAACAATGTACTTACTGGACAGCATGAGAAAATTTCAGGACAACTTCTTCAAGAATGGAGCAGTTCCAGGATTAGTACTAAAGAGCCCTAATACGCTTTCTGACAGAATCAAAGAGAGAATGTTAACAGCTTGGGCACAGAGATACAATCCAAAAAATGGTGGAAGACGACCACTAATACTAGACGGCGGTTTAGAAGTAGATAGTTTAACTAAAGTAAACTTTAAAGAACTAGACTTCCAGCCTTCTATTGCAGCAAACGAAAAAGTAATACTAACAGCAATGGGTGTACCCTCAATCTTACTAGATGGCGGAAACAATGCAAACATTAGACCTAATCATAGACTGTACTATCTAGAAACGATACTACCTATAGTTAGAAAAATCAATCATGCATTAGAAAGATACTTTGGTTATAAAATTACAGAAGATGTGCACGGTGTACCAGCTCTACAACCAGAGTTAAGAGACCAAGCAGCTTATTATGCAACACTAGTAAACACAGGTATTATGACACCTAACGAAGTCAGGGACGCAATGAACATGGAATCAATAGATGGACATGACGACTTACGAGTCCCAGCAAATATAGCGGGCAGCGCAGCTGACCCAAGCGAAGGTGGCAGACCACCCGAAGAAACAGAGGAAGAAACAAATGAATAAACCAGCAATTCTTAAGACTCTAACGGAATACTTTATGTCAAAAGGCAAAATACTTTCAATAGAGGAATACAAAGCAGCAACAGACGCTCCAATGCGTTTTGTAGTTGCTAAAAGAGCTTTCGGCTCATGGGCAAGACTATCACAGATGGTTACGCACAAAATGAGAGTAGAAGATACTCCCATGCAAGCAAAGGCAAAGCCAGCTCCTAAAAAAGCTGAAAAACAGGTAGATTAATATGTCAGATAAAATTTTTCATTGGTCATCGACTTTTAAAACATTAGGCGAAGACGACGACGGAAGTGTGAATATCAAAGGATATGCAAGCACTAACCATAGTGACAGAGCTGGTGATTCTATTAATCATGACGCATGGATTAAGAATGGGGGATTGGAGAACTTTAAAGGTAACCCAATTATTCTATTTAACCATGACTATAACAAACCAATTGGTCGTGCAACTTCACTAGAAGTTAGCGACAAAGGTCTGGAACTTGGAGCTAGAATCTCTAAGTCAGCAGGCGATATAAAAGATCTTATTAAAGATGGCGTACTTGGAGCATTTTCCGTGGGTTTCCGAGTCAAGGACGCTGATTATCTAAAGGAAACCGATGGATATCAAATAAAAGATGCAGAACTATTCGAAGTGTCTGTTGTGAGTGTACCTTGCAACCAGGCAGCCATGTTCTCGATTGCGAAATCATTCGATTCTCAATCAGAATATGAGGAATGGAAAGCTGATTTTAAAAATGACGTAAAACAGGCTCATGATATGACAGCAGTAAATACTGGTGAAATTGATGCGCCACAAGCCGTGGGTAATACCACTCAACAGGAGAGACATATGTCTACAGAAAAAACTACTCCAAGTGCTGAGTTCGACTTGAAAGCGTTCGCGGAAGAGGTGGCAAAATCAACAGCTACTAAAATCGCAATGCAACAAGCAGAACAGAAAGCCAAAGAAGTAAGCGAAGCCGAAACTAAAACTGCCAAACTGGAAACAGAAGCAGTGGAAAAAGAAGCCGAGCAACAAAAGGTTAAAACTATTGTCAAAGCCGGCATGTCAGGAGCGGAACAGCTCATCAATGACGTTGAAAAACGCGTTGCAGAAAGACATGGTGACTTAGAGTCAGTAGTCAATGAACTATCAAAAGATCTAAAAGAAAAGAAAGACGAGATTATCGCTATGCGTGAATCAAAAAGACAATTTTCTGATAGAGGAAACAGCGACTGGGCAAAAGCCTTTTCAAGCGACATTGATGACGCTTGGATAATGGGACTTGCTACAGGTAAAGGCTGGAACACACAAGCAGCACAAAATGTTATGCAAAAAGTAAACGCACACTCAGGTGTGGACGTTGCTTCAGCAGACTTTGAGCAAACTGTGTCAACGAATATCGAAAGAGATATTCAACTAGAACTAGTGTTAGCACCGTTATTTAGAGAAATCCAAATGCAGTCAGCTACACAGATCATCCCGATCATGCCAGACGCTGGGTATGCAGAATTTACTGCTAACCAAGTAGCTTCAGGCGCTTCACCTCATGGTAACTTAGATCCAAGAGGCGATGCATATGATCCAGCTAATGGAGCTGGTATTGCAATGGCTGAAAGAACTCTTTCAACCAAAAAGCTTATTTCACAATCTTACTTAGGTAACGAGACTGAAGAAGATGCAATTATGCCAATTCTTCCTTTAATTAGGGATTCAATCATTAGATCTCATGCAAGAGGTATTGAAAACGCACTACTATTGGGTAACCATGCAGACGGCGTTTACGGTACAGGCGGAGCAGCATTTGAAGGACTAGTCACTATGGCTGGCGCTAACAAAATCCAATCTGCTACAGCTTTTGCTTCTGAGTCTTTAACAGCTTCAATGTTGTTAGATGCTAGAAAGAAAATGGGCAAATGGGGTATCAACCCTAGAGACGTAGTTTACATCGTAAACTCAACAGAGTACTTCAACCTATTATCCGACGCTGAGTTCCAGGATGTCAACATTGTTGGCAACATGGCAACTAAACTGAAAGGTGAAATCGGAGAAGTGTTCGGTTCTAAAGTAATCGTATGTGACGAGTTCAAAACTCCAGCAGTAAGCAAGTTCTTTGCTTGTGCGGTTAATGTTAAGAACTTTGTAATGCCTAGATTAAGAGGTGTTACTATTGAGTCCGACTATGAAGTTGCGAACCAAAGAAGAGTACTAGTCGCTTCACAGAGACTAGGATTCACAGACATGATCGATGCTTCAACAGCATGTATCAGTCTTCAGTATAAAGGTAGTTAATACTTTTAGAAATCCCGTGGTGGGGGCAACCCCACCACATTTTTTATAGGAAAACATATGGCAGATTTAGTTACATTACAACAATACAAAGATTTTGCAGGACTAAAAAGTCTAGAGCATGACGCACGTATAAATGTAGTAATCGACAGTGTTTCCGAACTCGTTAAGAGCTATTGTGGCACCAGCATTATAGACTATGCTAGCACTAACAAAGTAGAGTATAAAACAATAAAAGATTCAATAGTACAAACAATAATACTAGATGAGTCTCCTTTGATACAGGTAGTATCCGTACAAGAAAGATTGAGTCAAGCAGACGCATACGTAACACTAATCACAGAAAATTCTGACAGTAGTGGAAAATATGAATATGTTGTTGATGACGAAACCGACAGTATAATAAG